TGTAACAAATGTACCTACACCAGTTACAATAAATGTTTTGTCTTTAACAGCTACATCCCAACCTGAACCAGTAAACTTAATAAGCATATGGTCTTCAACGCTGAACGTATTGTTATCATCTGTTAGTGTATATAATGTACGATGCTTAGAATCTACTAATGGATTTTTACTAGCACCTGTGTATATACTTTCGTATACTGGTAACTCTTCTGCCCAAATATAATTTTTAAAGTTAACTAGTTTGTCAACATCAACTGGTGGGCTGTATGAATATATTTCTGTATTGTATGCAGAGTTATAATTGTATGCATCAAAGTTTGTGTTAATAGAATGAGCAATGTCATCTATAGTAAGTTGATTAGTTACTTGTAAATCATCATTGTAACTAACAACGCCTGGCTTTAGTTGAGCTTTACTTCTAAGAGGTATATGAAATTTTGGTTCAATATAAGAATCATTAATATTTGCAGTTGCACCGTTTTTTGATCCAACATACCCATTAATGTTTTCAAGTGGTCCTTTAGAAACCATTTGATCTAATGTACTATCTAACCAACTTTTATTTAGATCAGTTTGAAATACACCTGGTAAAAACTTATTCGTTTTTATATTGTTTACCTTAGATTGTCCTGCTTTTTTCTTAGCCATTTATTAACTTCCTGCTCTAATATTTTCGTCTGTAATGTTTTGAATAATATCAATTTCATTTACTGTTACATCTGCAATTAGCATCTCGTCTGTGTTTGGTGTGTACTCAAACAAGTCTCCAAATGTTGTTCCGGTTCCTTGTGGTACAATAACAAAACTACTTAGTACGCCTGCTAGTTCCTTATGTACGTATGCCGCTAACTCAGTAAAGTAAAAAGTTTCTCCAAAGTCCCAATCTGATGAACTAAAGAATTCATTTATAGCTGTTACTGTTTTTGATTTTAAATCACTGTCTGTAATATTTGATCCGTATAATTTAATAATTCTAAATCTTGCTTTTAGTTCTGGATCAGCGTGTATACCAAATATTGGTTTATACTTAACTGGCTTATAAACAATAGTATCACTCATTGCTTTTTTGCCTTCAATTGATCCAAACTGTTGCGATAATTCATAGCTTGTTGGTGGTGATGGTTGTTTTGAAACTGTACCATTTAACCAATTTTTATAACTAGTGTCGTATGCTGATGTTAATGCAAATACATCTATAACATTTGTAAAGCTAGGATCTACTACTTGATTATCTGTTGTAACATGTTGCCATTCAAAATTTAAATTTGATTTGGTTGTGTTACCAGTTCCTACTACTTCAGTAAATGCTAATGGATTATCTGGTCTGCTATCTGCGTTTCCATCTATTAATACTAATCTATAATTATTAGTGCTAGCTTGATCATATCCATATACAAAGAACTTTCCAGTTTCTATTATTGTACTGTCAACTGCGTCAAACATTTTTATTTGATCACGTTTAGCTTTTTTAGTATACGAACTTAAATCATATTCGTTTTGTATGTTTCCTAATCTAACTGAGCTACTTGTAAAATTAAATCTAACTGTTCTCAAGTAAATATCAAATGCTGATCCTGTGTAGTTAAAATATAAAATCCAACTATCACTTCCTAATGCAAAATTATTTGGGTATGCATCATCAATGTTACCAATGTTTTCACTTACAACATCCCAACTTTTATTTTTGTAATTATATTTTACACTAAATGATCTTTTAGCATCTAAATATGTTTTAATAATATCTCGTTCTCTAGAAATAAATCTTCTAGACAATGCTGGATAAATTACTTCAATTGTGCTTTGTCCTGGAATAATACTATCCAATACAATTGCACCTGTACCGTCCTTACGCTTACCTGTTGGTGCACCGGCTTGTGCTCCAATGTTTTCTATGCCTAATCCGTTCATTGATACACTTACAACTTTTGACCATAATTCTTCGCCATTAATTTTTTTAAATTTAATTAATGCTCCAGGTGTTATATACTTCATATAAGTATCTGAAGTTTCACCTACACGTTGAATTAATCCTGAATTATTTGGATCTGTAATATATCCATTCTTTGCACCACTAGCTGTTATACTAGGACTAATCCATGTAAATTTGTCTGTAGTATATCCTGCTGAAGTTGCTAGGTTTTCAAATGTTGTTTTAAATCTTGTGTAATATAAATTTACAAATTCATCATTGTCAATAATATTTTTAACATATTTTTCAAATATCTGTGTTGATGAATCTGAACTTGATGTTGAATACGAAACTAGCTTTTCACTTTCTGAAACTACTGCATCGCTTCCACGTAAATATAAATCAGAATACATACCAGTTGGATCTGTAAATTTAGAATATCTACTGTGTCCACTGAATGTTCTGTTTACACTTTTAATTTTAACAAGTCCGCCATTACTACCACCAAGCATTGTATTATAATCACTTGCAGTAATCATTCTATCTTGTGTAGCATAATTTCTAGGAGCATTTTCTCTAATGCTGTCTAGTGTTTCATTTGAACTTGCGTTGGCAATTGGCTGTTTTAGTTGTAGCGTTAATACAAGTGTGTATACGTTTCCATCTAATCCTGTATAATTTATTTGTACTTTTTTATTTGTTAAGTCATCTGGTCTAACAACATATGTACTGTTAGCACTAGTTCTGTACCAAACTCTTATTGTATCTTTTGGAATATTACCAAATGCTCTATCTGGAAACACAATTGAAATTTGATTGTTTGATCTAGTCTTAACACTGTATACATCTCTAACACCGTTAGCTAAGTTATTATAAATTACGTTTCCATTTACATCTGAAACTTTTGTCCATTCTTTAGAAACGTTTCCAGTTTCATTAATGTTTTGCACCCATACATCGTTTTGGTTAATGTCTGTTGCAGTCACATCAAGTACTGCGTTGTCAATTGGATCTGATATAACAAAGTCTTGGTATGCTAATGATCCTTGCTTAACTCCTGCAAAGAATCCACTATTAATACTGTTAATTCCCTTGCCGTCATTTTTAAAATAAATTCCAAATGAACTTATTGGGTCTGGCATTTTTTCTGTAAATGTTCTGTTAACACTATCGTACTCACTATTAATAACATTAAACGTTGCTGACTTACCAAGTGCAGTACCTTCAATATCAAATTTAATTTGATTTGATGTATTGTTTAAATTATAGAAATCTGTTTTGATATTATCAATTACTGAACTTTTAGTAGGACTTCCATATCGATTACTGTTTTGTAATGATGCATTTAGTACTGTAATAAAATCATCTAAATTACTAGAGTTGTTTGTAATCTCATATTTAATTTCAGTTCCACCTAAACTTGTTCCGGCACTACCAATAACTGCTTCATTTGTTTTAACTGCAATAACTTTCATCTCACCATACGCTGGCACATTACGTCTTGGTTGATATCCTAAAAACTCTGCCAGCTTATATACTGACTCTTGTTTTTTGGATGTTGTTAAGAAATTGTTTCTTGCATTTAAATCTACTCTATATGCTAAGTTATGTCCAAATTGTGCAACTACATCTAGTAGTGATACAAATTCTGCTGATTCTACCCAATCATTATAATTCTCTGGGTAAGTGTTGCGTACATAATCAACCATAGCTGATCGCATAGTATCATAATCAAATGCTTGAAAGTTTGCATTGATATATGATTCGTATACAACTGTATAGTCTTCTGCCGCAAATAATTTTGTTTGTCTAGTTTTTTGTGCCATAATTAAAACTCTGCGTTCTGTTGAAATTCGTTATCGAATTTGATCTGCAAATCTATTGCAGTTGTTGTTGGTACATATGTTAACTTTACATTAACAGTAACATAGTGAGTATCTTGATTAACAATAATATTAGTATCGTTAACTGTAAATCTTGGATCATAATTTACTACATTATACACTTCTTCTCTAATAGAATCCATTGTAATCTCATCTAAAGGTTGGAATATGTATAATGGTAAGTCACAACCAAACTCAGGGTCTGTCCACTTCTCTCCTTTACGGATATGGAAGTGATTCAGCAGGTCACGCTTCGCTAAATCTATATCAGATAGATTGCTACTTGTGTATGGTTGATCTATTGTTGTGTATCCAATTATATTGCTCATACAACTATTTATGCAAATAATTAAGTAGGTAGATTATGATTGCAAAATTAACTTATCTTCTGGCCATTGTACATAATCTTGCCATGCTATATCGGGAATTGATAACACATGACGCTTGTTTGAATAGTTGATTTGATGCCATGTAGGAATAATTGGCTTGTTTTTAGGAAGTGGATATGCGTTATTGCTCTTCTTTACATTACAAGGACCGCATGCACTTACTGTATTAACCCAAGTTAGCCGTCCACCTGCTGACTTTGGTATAACATGATCTAATGTAAGTTCGTTGTAAGCAAAGTTATTTCCACAATATTGACATGTATAGTTGTCTCTGATGTAAACATTACGTCTAGTAAACTTAGCTCTAGTAGGTTGCCTGTGATATGTATTGAGCATAACAATACTTGGAAATGGAATAGTTACTGTAGGTGACCGGAGGAATTGATTATCGTAATTTTTAATAACATGTACTTTGTCGCCCCACAATGCTTTAACTGCATTCTGCCAGCTAATTGTGCTTAATGGAAATATTGATAATGGGTTTCCATCTGCGTTAAGTAAGAGTACGGCGTGGTTCAAGTTATTTTCCTTGTTATAGTAGTATTTAAATTATTTGGATAGGGGATTAACTTAGCTGTTTTGCTAAAAGTCTTTTACGGCTTTCGTTCATGTTAGGTAAGAACCTGTTTGTTTCTGCATAGTAAACATATTCAGCTTGGTCAGTTTGTAACTGATCAAGTACGCCTGCACTGTGTTCTTTGTATAATACTTGTAAGCCTTGTTCCTTAATTAGTGATCTGTCTTTGTTAGTTCCATAATCGCCGAGCATTAATATTTTTGCATCAGCTTGTCTAGCTAGTCTATTCTGTCCACATATAGTCATAGCAGTAGCAATGTAACCCCATTGTCTGTTATCAATATATTCTCTTAAATCAAACATTCTAATGTTTGATCCTACTTCGTTAAATGTGTTGGTTTGTAAATACATACTTAGCATTGCATCGTATTGTGTTTGTGATAACGTGTTTAGTAAAAATGTATTTTTAAATCTTCTTTCTCTGTCTTTAAATTCTTCTATCCATAAGTTGTAAGCATTGTCTTCTGTAAGACCAATACCATTCAACTCATCGTCTTCTCTATTAGCATAACCGATTACAGTTTGTTTGTCAACAACTTTTTTATATCCTGTCCAGCCTGTTGTTCTAATTTTTAAATTAATTAATTTTGAACTAGCTTCCAATTCAGACAATGGTTTTTGATCATTAACTGCACTAGCATCTAATGTTTGAAATAGTGTGTAATCAATTAAGTTACGACTACTAATATTATTTGGCAAAGTAAATTCAACCATTACGCTGTATACCCTTTACCTGATTTAAATGTTTCTTGTGTAGCTTCTACACCTTTCCATGGATGCTTCTCTGGAACTCTACTTGCTGTTGATATTTTAACACTTGTGTTAGCACCTTGATTTTGTATTGTAGTTTTTGTAGCTGGTGCTGGCACTGGACCATTCATATCTATTCTAGTACCTTTAATAATTTGATTGCCTGCTACAAGCAAACCGTAGTTGGCATCTGATTGTATATTAATATCCAATGCACTATATACATCAATGTTACCTACACTTGTTTCTAATTTAATTCCATCTGCACCTGTGCTTTTAATATTAACACCTTGCTCTGATTGCATATTGATACTACCTTTAGCATGTACATTGTAATCACCTTCTGTATGAAAACTTATACCTGCCTTACTGTAAACATCTACATGTCCTGAACGATCAAGTTCAACCCAAGCATCACCTGTTTGTGTTGTAACAAAAATAAATCCGTTAGTGTCGTCCATTAATATCTGGGCTCCACCTTTTGTTTTTATTCTAATATTTTGACTGTTACCTTCAGCGTCTCCGTCATCTAATGTAAGTGTGTGACCATTGCGAGTTGTTATACCAAATACTTTGCTTGGGCTTTCACGCCTAGCACTACTTTGACTGTGTCCTCTTACATAGTCTAAACTTAATCCTTGTTGATTTAAAACTGCTTGATTAAATTCGTCTAACGGTTTTGTGTCACCATCATTTTGATCGTATGCATTTTTCTCAACTGCCGGGCCTAAACTTTTTTCTCCGTCTGCATAAACTTGTCCACTAGCATTGCCACCCATCATAGCATTTCTATCTTTAGCTATGAGGCTGCCCAAAACGATTCCTTGTTCCTGGCTACCAGTATATGCAACAACTACGTTAGTTCCAACTTCAGGTGGCTGTGGCCACATTCCATAACTTATAGGTGCTTGTGCTTCTTTAGTTTCGTCATCGCCACTGTCTTTAATTTTTGTATGACCACCAAACGGTGTTGCTAGTAAACAAATACGAGTATTATCCTTTGAGCCAAAGTCTGCAATTTTTACTGAAATTCTACCTGTGTATAAACTATCTTCGTTGTTTACTACTTCAGCAATATAAATTCCACTAAGGGTGTTAGTTCCCTTTTCGTTGCTTTGCTTAACTCTACTTGATACGTGAACTCCGTCATGTTTTAAATAGCCTGCCATTTTATCCTCCTGATATTTCTATTAGTTTTGGTAATATTAAAAGTGTATTCGTTGTTGGATCTTTAAATCCTGATAGTGTTTGTGTAAACTTTCCACCTTGGAATCTACTTTCAATTTTAGTTAATTTATATATTCCACTTGATACTAAATCAACTGGACCTCTTCTTTGAAACTCTATTAAGTCTTCTGCGTTAGGATTGTACTGTAATAATGATATTAATGCATCTCTTGAACTATAGTCTGGACTTTCAGCACCTTCTACATTAGATTGTAATGATCCTGCCATCCAATATGGATCGCCTTTTATTTCCATTGAAAAGTTATATGCATCGTATTCTCTTTTTGCCATGTTAGCTGCTAAACTAGCGTTTAGTGTATCTGTGGCATCTGTTTCATTTTTTCTCTGTTCATTAATACTATAAGGTTTATTAATAAACTTTGTGTAATCATTAAAATCAGATGGTATCTTGTCATATGGAATATCTTCTAAATACTTAGTAACTTTACTAGGTGTTGTAGGAGCAAATTGTTCTGACTTATCTGCGTGGTATAATCCAGCCTGTGGAACAGACACAACAGTATATAAACTTTCTATATCAATCTGATAAGTTAATACTTCAGTATTTAATCCTGAATAAAGAAATGTATAATTTTTTTCAATTGGTAACATTTTAAATTTCTCAGTTTGAAATTTCTCACTTACAAAGTTGTTTCTGTGTTTTCCTTTATCTTGAACTACGTTTACCCATGATTGATTAATCTTAACTGTGTATATAACTTTAATAGGTGCAACATGTGCATCTGCACCTGTTCCTGTACCAGCAAAATTCTCTGGATAAATTGGTTTTGAATCAATTACAATGCTTGGAGTCATTCCAACCTTTTGTGCTTCTTTAACATATTCTGCAAAGGCCGGAGTATTCTTTTGTATTGCTAAAGCAAGTTCAACAGGTATTGCTGATTCAGCTTCCACTGTTATATCTTTAGTATCAGGATTTTTTAAGTTAGAACTTGTTCCACTTGCTTTGTCAGCATTTGCAGAACCAGCCCAAGGTTTAACTGCTAGATTAAAATTCATTAATCCTTTTATTCCTCTAACATTAGAACTTTCATCAAAATTTATTTCAATTTGTTTATCAGGTAATGTACCTCTTTCTTGTTCTGATGGAGGTAACATTTGCGTTTGTCCAATGT